TTTGACGTTTAATTTTTAGAATTCAAGAAATTTGATTTAAATATAAATTGAGTAAAATAATTGAAATGGAAATTCAAGGATATCCTAATTATCTGATTTATCCTGATGGAAGAGTATTCACTAAAAAGAGAGAAAGAGTTAAGGGAGGTTTTCTTAAACCTAATAAAAATAATGGTTATCCTTATGTAATATTATGTAATGAGAATAAACAAAAAACCTTTAAAATACATATATTAGTTGCGATTCATTATATACCGAACCCTGATAATAAAGATTTTGTAGATCACATCAATAGAATTAGAGATGATAACAGAGTTGAAAATTTAAGATGGGCGACAAAATCTGAAAATGAGAGAAACCGAACAATTAAACAAGATAAAAAAATACCTCATCTATGGATTAACAAAAATGGAAATAGTTTCGCTTTTAAGAGAAAAGGTTGTAAAATTAAATTTTCACAAAGTATTCCTAAATTATTATGTTATTCATTTTTCTATTTACTTAAACATCCTTATTGACACGTAGATAACTCTGGCGAGTCAAAATTGTAGTAGTGTAAAACACGATCAATATAACTCATATTTTTAGGATATTCTAATAAAACCTTTTTCAACCAATTGACGTCTTCCCTAGCATTTGTATCACTATCGGTGCGATAAACTTTTTTGTATTTTTCATGCCAGAGACAATATTGCCAAGGGAACCTATAATAAGCAGGATATCCATTTTTATCAGGTGCTGGATTAAGATTAAAATCACTCTGAATATGGGGAATCACAATAAACCTTTTACCTGAAACCCTCGCCAGCTGATTGAAACCTATACAATCAGGATCTTTAGTTTGATATACAGGTAAATCTAATTCAATATGTTCTACTACACTTTGACAAAAATGATCATCTAATTCATCATCATCATCTAGGTGTAGGAAATATTTACCATTACTTAAATTTTGTAGCATATTCCTTTTATCACAAAGTTTTACCGAGCGGTCATCACAGATGGATACAATCTCTATTTTATTCTGATAATTACCTGCGTCAATTTGCCTATATAATTTATCAATCATTATATTGTAAATCTCACGCCTTTCAATCAAAGTAGGTATTAATATTGAAACTAGATAACCTGTCATTTATTATTAATGAAATATTTTTTTTGTAATGAATATTAAACTAATGGGGGGGAGTTTATTATTACATGGCGATTGTTTAGAACATATGAAATCTATAGATGATAATTCAGTTGATTTAATCTTCTGTGATTTACCCTATGGGCAGACATCGTGTAAATGGGATACTATTATACCTTGGGCTCCTTTTTGGAATGAAATAATGAGAATCAAAAAATTAAATACTCCTATATTTTTCACGACTACTACTAAATTTGGTGTTGAATTAATCAATAATGCTCCTAAAAAATGTCATTTTAGATACGATTTAGTATGGGTGAAATCTGCTCCTGCTGGGTTTCTATCAGCTAAAAAGATGCCTATGAGAAAGCATGAAATGATTTATGTTTTTTATGAAAAATTACCTTTTTATGATTTATCATCTCATAAACATAAATTTTTAAGAGATAGAAAACCTGAATGGTGTGAGAAAAATGGTTTATATGGTGAAGATAAAAATGTTCCGAAAACAGAAAATAAATATGATCCGCCTTTACCTGTTTCAGTTGTGAAAGAAGATAATAATAAAGATTTTTCAGTAAAAGTTAATAATAGCACTTACGGAACATTACAAATAAAACAACCGATAACAAGCGGTCCGAGATGGGAACCCCCTTTACCTGATTCATTATTAGAGATTAAATCTACTCGTGGAAAACATAGCACAGAAAAACCTGTCGCCCTGATGGAATGGATATTTAAATATTATTCAAAGGAAGGTGATACAATATTAGATCCTACTATGGGTAGTGGTTCTACAGGTGTCGCCTGTAAAAATATGAATAGAAATTTTATCGGTATTGAGAAAGATCCTGAAATTTATGAAGTCGCTGTAAATAGAATTGAAGATTAAATTTTTTTATATTCATTAATTAAATATGCCTAAAAAGAAGAACAAGAAGAAATCAGTAAAAAAACCTGAGGATGAATATCCTTGTATATCTATACTGACGCCAGTTTATAATAGGAACAAATGGTTGCCTATGATGTTATGTAATATTGTAAATTTTGATTATCCTAAAGATAAATTAGAATGGTTTATACTTGATAGTAAAGATGGTGATGAAGATGTAAAATTAATACCTGATAATTTTACAAGGGATAATATTCAGAAAATGATATATCCTATCAAATTGAAATATGAATATATTAATCGTAAAATGACGATAGCAGAGAAGAGAACCTATTTAAGTAAAAATATGACACATCCTTACTTTGCTAATATGGATAGTGATGATATTTATATGGATTCATATTTGAAATATGGGATTGCGATGCTTAAAAAACATAAAGTAGGATTATGTGGATCCCCACAGATGATTTTTATATATCCTCATCTTGATTATAGGATTACAGCGATACAATGTGAAGCAAAGCGACAAATGCACGAGGCTACAATGATGGGAACAAAAAAATATGTTAGAAGTATGAATTATTATACTCGTAATGATGAAAAAGGTGAAGGAGCATCTTTAGTAGATGGAAATGATATGAATGTAGTAAAAACTGAATGTGCTTTATGTATGATCTGTGTATGTCATAATACTAATACTTGTAATAAAGATTCCTTTGAAGAATGTAATATTCAAGATGCTAAAATATCAGGTATGAAACTAGATTTATTACAAGATATTATGAAAGATGAATTAAAAGAAGGTAAAATTAATAAGAGTAAATTTACTATTCCGAAGACGACATAATCTCTTTATGAGCCTGTGCGAGAGATTTTCCCTGTCGCATCTTTGACATCATTTTCATGCGGTGAGATTTAAGTTGTGAAACATTAAGATCCTGTAAGTCCTTATGTTTATCCATATGCTTCTTTAAATCTGCTTTTTGCTTATCTGTCATCTTAACTGATGCTCTTTTAGTTTTAGGTGCCTGAGGTTCAGGTTCTGATGTAGGTTCAGGTTCAGGTTCATTTACAGGTTCATTTACAGGTTCAGATTTTTTTCCTCTCTTGCGTGCCATTTTTAATGAATACTTAGAAAAAAAATATAACAATAATTAAAATTAAATGGAAACGATTGATTTGAAAACACCGAGACCTATACCTGAAAATATTGAAGAATGGTCGGATGAAATTGAAAACCTACTATCAGAATGGGGTGAGGTTGCGTTATGTTATCAATATCTTCATAATTTTTCTCAAAGGAAGTATAAGAGAAAATATCATCATTTTCAGATTCCGATTATTGTATTATCTACTCTTACAGGAACCGCTAATTTTGCTACAGATAGTTATGTTCCCGAACATTTACAACAGGGGTTTTCTGCTATTGTAGGATCACTTAATATATTCTGTGGAATATTAGGAACTTTATTATCATTTTTAAGATATTCTGAAATTTATGAAGGTCATAGAATATCTGCTTTATCGTGGTCAAAACTAGGTAGATCCATTGAAATTGAATTATCATTACAAGATCAAAAACGTAAAAATTGTAGAGATTTTTTAAAAGTATGTCGTGCTGAATATGATAATTTATTAGAGAGTTCACCTAATATTGATTTAGATATTATCACTATGTTTAATAAAAAATTTAATGATGATTACCCTAATGTTCGCAAACCGATAATATGTAATGGATTAAAAGAGATTAAACCTTATATACAACCTCCTTCTGTGAAAGATAAACCTTTGGAATATGTTGATGAACCGATTCCTCAGCCGTGAGTTTAAATCAATATTTAAAATTAATTCATTCATTTAAATGAACGATATGCCTAAAAGATGTAATACATCAGGTAAATTATATACAGATGAAAAGGAATATTTAATTAATCTTGCTAAACAAGAAAAGGAAGCGAGGGAACATATGAAGAAAAAAATGAGGGGTCGCCCTAAAAAGTTTCCTGACCGCCCTATAAAAAAAACATATGGAGAATTTATTTTAACTTTTGATTAAAATATTTACATCTTTAAATGAGGATATTCGTTATTAATTTAGATAAAGCAAAGGATAGATGGGAATATTACAAGGATGATGAAAGATTTACTAGATGGTCTGCTACAGATTATAATGATTTGAATGAAAAGCATCCTATTTTTAAAGATATGGTTTCATACTGGAATATTGATCCTAAAGAACATAAAGCGAAGTGTGCGTGTTATTTATCACATACAAATGTTTATAGATACATTATTCAAAATCATCTTTATGATACTCTGGTGCTTGAAGATGATGCTGAACTAATCGGTGAAATACCTGATAATTTACCTCAGGATGGTTTTACATATTTAGGAGGTTTCAGTAGTAATTTAAAATTAACTGATGGTCCGAAAAAGGTTGAATTTGAAGAAGGTATTAATCCGATAAAACATAATGAATATAGGATGCTCTGCTGTCTTGCTATATATATACCTAATCCGAGGGTTGCTTTGAAGATGCTTCAGGCGTGTGAAAAAATGGAAGGTCGCAGACCTCGTGCAGTAGATACTATGATTAGGGATGCTATGATTTCTCAATATGTGTTCTTCCCAGCTCCTGTCATAGAGAGAAAATGTGAATCTAATATCAGAAGAGGATCACGTAATAAATTTTGTAATGAATTTTATGAGTGGAAAAAATAAATTTGATTTAAAATTATCTTAATATTAATTATTGAAATGGTCACTATATATTGTATTGAAGATATAAATGATTTAAAATATATCGGATCAACTAAACTCCCATTGAATAGAAGATTAACTCAGCATAGAAGCGATAAAAGGAGACAAAAATATTATTCATCATCTAAATTAAATTTAGAATATTGTATCATCTATTCATTAGAAGAATGTGATGAAGAAAATAAAAAACAAAGGGAACAATATTGGATTGACGAGGTTGATTGTGTTAATGAAATAAATACTATTCTTGATTATGAACAATATTGGATTAACTATCGCAAAAATAATAAAGAAAAAATTAAACAAAGGAATAAATTGAGATATGTTAAATAAGTTTAAATAATTATTTAAGATTAAATCTACGTTTATAAGCAGATATATTTTTCGCTTTACTTGTAAATGGTCCCCAGAGTATCCAGCGACTTAACGCCCCAGCCGTCATCGGCGATTCCCAGTTCTCGTTACGACGATGCCGTTTTATATACCTTGCTCGTTGTTCTTTATCTCGGGTTTTGGTGTAATCTGCCATACCAGCGCTTCCGAAATGCGTTGTCTTGGTTCTTCCATTATCTAATGTAAATTTCGCCATTAATTTCTTTTCAGGTTTTGTAGATTTTTTGATGACTACTTTTTGAGGTTTGCTCATTTAAGATTAATTTATCTAATATTTTAAAAATGCCGTATCATTATAATTCAAAAAAATCTGGAAAAGCGAAAAACTCTCAAAAGAAGAAGGAGAAGGATAAGAAGAGCAAGGGAATGAAAGGCAGTAAAAATAAATCTAAAGGGAAAAAATGAAAATATTACATATCATAAATATGGTCGTGACAAATAAAGATAAATTTAATCGTAAATATAAACAACCTAAAGGAACTTCACATAGTAGATCTGATATTAGTAAATTAACAGGGATACCTACGAGTATTTTAACTGAAGTATACAAACGTGGTATAGGAGCATATCGAACAAATCCATCATCTGTAAGACCTTCTGTAAAATCTAAGGAGCAATGGGCTCAGGCACGAATCTACTCATTTGTTATGAAACAGAAGGGAACTTGGGGCAGAGCAGATAAAGACCTCGCTGAAAAGGTTAAGAAGAGAAAAATCAAAGGATATGTTCGGTAATGAACGATAAATTGTTCGGTATCCCTCAAAAACCTTTAAAAATTTGATTTCCATATTTTATTTGATTAGATTACAATAAACAATCACAAAATGCCTATCTACAATAAAACTGCTCTCAAAAAGGTAAAGAAGGATGAACTCATCCAGATGTTCCTTGACCTTCAAGCACAGAGGATTAATGATAGTATGGATGAAGCAGTAGAAAAGTGTTGTACTAATGCTATTGAAGAGGTTGTAGAAGGTCTCAAAGCAGAAAATGAAAAACTCAAAAAAGCGAATAAGAAATATCATATGAATAGTTTGAAACTCAATCGTGAACTTGATGATTGGCATAAAGCTCTTAATGAACCTGTAGAAGGTTTAGAAAATCTACAATCAGGGATTAATCTACACTTTTGGCAGAGATGTTCAGGTCCTTGGGATGCTGATATTGAAAAAATCAATCAAAAGTAAGTTCATATATTCCTCTTCTAAATTTATATCTTGCTTCTAATTCATCTTTATTAATTTTTTTTTGTTGTAAAGTTTTCGCCACTTTTGGTGAAATCTGTTTTTCAATCTTGTTTCTAATTTTAGGATCTTTATTTAATTCATCTATCGCCCTGCGACAAGTAGGTATATCACAATGATTCGCTACAATAATCCCATCTTGATATATAGCATCGTGTGATAAATAATCTGTAAATGATAACATATATCCATTCCTAGAATAGTTTATTAATTTTTTTGCTTTTTGTATCATTTCAGATTTTTCCTTGTAATTTAATTCTTCATTAGATTTAGGAACAGATAAATAACTTATCAAATCTTCATTTTTGAAAAATTCAGGATAATCAGATGAAAAATTTATCTCGTAATCTTCATTCACTAAAATCTCGGTGAGAGTTATAGATAATTCATTCTTATTATATTGTTTAGGATCATCAATAGGTATATCATATGCTTGGATGATATCAACTAAATCTTTTTTAGTAAAACTTTTATGAATCATTTTTTTATATATTGATAAAAAAAATATGGAAGAAATGACACAGGAACTTACTGCTCTCAAATGGAATAGAAATTATGAAAGGAAAAATGTTCTTCAACCTGAACAAAAATATTCTGAAGGATTTGTTTTAGGGGATGTATATTCATGGGCTCATAAAGATGTAAAAGAGACAGGGGCGAGGATACAGAAAAGTAGAAGACATAAAGAGAAAAAATATCATAGGATATGGGAACTTACTCAGGAAATAGGTAAAGATTTAGAATATACATCTGTTCAGTTTAATAAAAATCAGAAATGTAAAAAACATATTGATGGAAAAAATACAGGGATATCTACAATCATAGGTTTAGGCGATTATGAAGGGGGTGAATTACTCATATATTTTGATGGTGAAGATGAACCTCCTACACCTGTAGATATCAAAGGAAAATTTTATGAGTTTGATGGATCTAAATATTATCACGAGACAGCTGATTTTACAGGGAATAGATTTTCATTAGTTTTTTTCAACAGGCATTTTTGATCTTTTGTCTTTGAGAATAGGATTAGTATCATCTTTCCTTTTTCTCAAATATAATAAATCTGGATAACCATTCAGTAAAATCTCCTTTGATTTTTCAATCCTTTTTTGTCTTTCACTATCCTGAGCACCTCCTTTATTTTTCTTAAATTTAGTTTTAGGGGCGATATGATTCATTCTTACTGAACCCCCATACAATAAATATGATCTGATTGAACGTTCATAATCATCAATATCAGGCACAGATAATTTATTCATATCTTTACAATTGATACAACCGAAGAAATTACCTATAATGAATTTATAATCATATGTAATCTCCTTTTGATTCTCCATGAAAAAAGCATTATTAGGAGTAGGGTAAAGACCCCATAATTTTAATGAATGCTTTTCACATAATTCAAATCCTCTATCTACAATCTCTTTAAGATTTTTAACAGGTCTCAATCTAGATTTATTATCATCATTCTTGTATAGTTCCCTTACTGCTTCAATATCATCATCTAAACAGAGTAATTTTTCACCTTCATCAAAGTAATTAAAGATGAATTCTCTTACTTCTTTTAATCCTTTTACAGCGATAATGATAGAAATATCTTTATCAATCTTTTCCTTATATTTATTATATTGATCTTCATTTGCTACAAATACATAAATATCATTTGGTTCATATCCATATGATAATAAAAGGTTGATAGATTTTTGCTGAATGGTTTCATATCTTTCATAAGAAGGGATAACTATTTTCATAATATATTTAAAATAAAAAAATATTTCATAATAATAATGACGTGGAATCCTTTTTGGAATACAACGAATAGGGTTTTGATTGCTCCTGTGGTTATACCGACCCTTTCATATGGATTATATTATTTTATTACTCACACTCAGAAACCTGATTATAATCAAATATCAGAACAGGAAGAGATGAAGCGATGGTCAAATACATTAAGCGACCCTTCACATAAAAATTATAATCCTTTTACATTTAATCAAAAATAAAAATATAATTGATATATATTATGAAAGTTGCTTTTGTGATTCCTTCTACAACAAATAATCGTGATGAATGGTCTTCAGCTGAGGATACATATCTGTGGCAGATATTATGTATGAGTTTGGATAGATATACTCCTCAACACGATATTAAATTATTTATCGGTTATGATGAAGATGATAGAATATATTCAGTAGCAGAGGAAAGATTAAAATTTAATGCGAGATTTGATAAATTCAGGATTGAATGGTTCCCTATGGTGAATCTTAAAGGTAAGGTGACAAGTATTTGGAATAAACTAGGTGATGAAGCATTGAAACAAAATTATGATTATATTAAGGTTTTAGGTGATGATATTAGATTACCGAATGATATAGGATGGTTAGGATGTATGATAAATAAATTAAAGAAAAATGATAATATAGGTTTTTCATCAGGTTGGAGTAATAATGATCAAATACCTACACAATTTTTAATTCATAGAAATCATATTAATATATTTGGTTTCATATATCCACATGAAATACCAAATTGGGGATGCGATAACTGGATGTATGACATCTACCCTGAAAAATATAGAAACTGGATTAAGTCGTTTCCCCTGCTTAACGTGGGGGGACAACCTCGTTATCAGATTCACTTCAGTGAAAACTTTGTTAATGCGGTGGTGCGAAGGTATAAACCTAAATTTAATAAGTTTCTGTCGCAAAAAAATAATTGATGATATTATTAAAATGCCCTCAAAGAAAAAGGTTAAAATACAACCGAGACCTATTGATGCGATAAGGGAACTATTTGAAGAACAGCAATTACAGATATCAGATTTAACTGAAATCATTAAAAAACAGGATGGAGAAATTAGAACTCTCAAAGCAAAATGGAATGCTAGGGAATCGTTAGAAAAAGAGCAAAGGGAAAAGAAGGAAAGGGAAGCAGATAATAGTTGGTTCTGGGCAGCCCGAACTTCAGAATGATCGCGTTATTTCATCAAAAATAAAATATATTAAGTTATTATAAATAATGTTAATCGGCAAAGTATATAAATTAAGTGCTTCAGGATGTGATAAAATTTATATTGGTTCAACTCATTGTAAATATTCTTCTGTAAGGATGGCTCACCATCGTCAAAACCATAGAAGGGGATGGAAAGATTATCAAGGATTATTTGATAATGGAGATCCTCAAATGGAAATTTTAGATACAATTGAATTGAATAACAGAGAAGAAGCGTGGAAACTCAGAAAATTAGAAGAAGAGCATTCACAAAAATATGATAATCTTATTAATTTAAGAAGATGTTATTTAAGTGATGCTGAAAAAATCAAATATAGAGATGAAAGCATAAAAAAATATCATTCTACTCCACTAGGTAAATTAGCAATAAGAAAATCTACTTTGAATAGTAAATTAAAGAAAATTGAAAATAATTCATATAAGAAGACTATTCATCCTTCAATGGTAAAACAGATAAAGGAAGAGTTAAAATTTATTAATGAACAGCAGGATATTATCCGAGGTCAAAAAGCATAGTAGATATTTTTTTGTATTCATCTAATTTTTTGATGAGTGCTTCATTTTCTTCTTTTAATCTTTCAAGACCTTCTTTCAATAATTTATTTTCTTCTTTTAATGATTCATCTTCTACATTAAATTTACCATATCCTTCTTTAAGATATTTAATCTGTTCATTCTGTTGATGAATAGTATTTTTAAGATGATCAAGATTATTGATTTTTGTTTCATTAATCTGATTTTTTAAATATTCAATTTCATTATCTTTTTTCTTGATGAATCCTTCAAGGCGACCTGCATCGCCCCTATCAACAGAGGTGTCTTTCAGAAGTTTAATATCATTATTTAACTGGGTGATAGTTATATGAAGTTTCTTGATTGTATCATTCTTTTTTGTAAGTTGGATTAATTTACTATCATTATCTTTTTTCAGTTGATCCATCTGTTCTAATTTTACCTGTGATTTTTCATATTCATTTTTCAGAGTATTATATTTTTGCCTCACTTCTACAAAAGCAGAAGATATGGTAGTTTTAGTACAGGCACTTTCAATAGTGGAAGCACTTCCTTTTTTAAGAGCATCTTTTGCTGGATATCTTTTATATGTCTTTGAAGACATTATTACACACAATATATCTAATCAATTAATCTTTAAACTAAAATCAAATTTTATCTAATGATTTCTCCTTAAGGAAACGATTCTCAAGTTTTAATTCTTTATTATATTCTCTTAATCTTTCAACATCACCTTTGTATGATTGTATTTCATCTTCCATCTCCCACATTTTCAAACAGAGTTTATATACTAAATTTTGTTTATTTTCATCTTCACTCATTTTAATGAATTGTTTTTTATGATGAGATTTCATCTGCTTACTTAAATTAGGTTCTGCTTCTTTAATCATTTTGAGAAATACATCTACACAGGGATTATAATCTGATTCACTTTCCATTTATTATAATCAAATAAAATAATGTTTAAATAGAGGTCAAATATATTTGACCTTTTGAGAAGTTTAGAAAATTTAATTTTATTTAGAAGAAGTTTAGAGAAAAGAAAAAATCAATCTTTCCAAAAAGGTCAAATATATTTGACCTTCTCTAAATCATATAATTTGTATAATATTCATATGCTTCTTGAACTTCTCTAAATTCATCTTCGCTATCAGTTCCAGTTTTATCAGGATGAGTTTCCCTTACTGCTTTATGATATGCTTTTTTCATATCCTCATCTGAAGCCGACCTCTTCAAACCGAATATACAATAAGGATAATCTTCATCTACTTCTTCATATTCAAAATCATTACAAGGTGGGCGATCATCAAAAAAAGGATCAAATCTCTTCCAGAAATTTCTAAATTCACGCTCTTGATTTTCTCTTTCCTGCTTCGCTCGCCTTTCATCTAATAATCTTTGATATTCAATATAAGATTCATCTAAAGGTTTATGTATTCCTCCGTGAGGTGATTGAGATAAAGGATATGCGATACTCTCAAACATTTCAACTAATAAATATGAATATATTATAAAAATTATTTCCGAACGCTATTTTGATTTTTTGAATAACTAAAATTAAATACATCTTTTTCTTTAACTTCTTTATCCTTCTTGATACCTGATTCAACATCCACATAAAATTTAGTCATAGGCATAGGACATCCCCTTTTAGCACGACTAGTATCCTTTACATCTTTGATACTAGTTTTTTTCGGTTTAGATTTTTTCCTACTTCGTTCGGGCATTAATTATAATTTAATAAATTTAATTTTTTTGATGGTTCATATTATAAAATGTCTTTGATAATAACATCTTCACAGGATCCGAGTAATATTCCTCAGTTAAGTATTTCTGCTCCTTATCAGTATAGGAATGATTTTAGATCAGGTGTTAAAATACCTGCTAATTCAGAGATAGCGGTTGAAAGTGTTAAACTGAATCGTAATCCTGCTTTAGATTATGAGCAAGGGCAGGTGACACTATTTTGGATGGGTGAACGGCTCGCTACAAATGCTTCACTAGATGATTGTATGTCTTGGATTATTCCGAGTATCAATCAAATAGATAGGAATTTATCTCCTTCAGATTTTCAAGAAAATTTTTTACCGATTATGAAAATGGCATATTCATTACATCCTGAAATTGATAGTAATAACATTACTATGACACCCATTCATAATACTACATCTGTAATTCATCCTTTTCAGGGTTTCAGATATAATATTCCTCAAATAGGTCTCTCGGCTGCTTCTGTAGTTCCACCTTCAGGCACTGAACAAATTATATTCGGTAGTGGTGAATGGGATGGAACTACTGCTACAGCGACTTCTGCTGATACATTCATGCAATTACAACCTACTGGTTCTCAGGGTGGTCCGATAAGTTTATTTAATGGTGAAATTCAGTTTCAAAATTTTACAGGTAGTCAATTTACCTGTGGATTAATGCGTCCTATTTATAATAATCCTACTAATGCTGAATATATTACATCAAATCCTACATTAAGTCATTTTGCTGAAAGCGGACATAATGAAGGTGTAGGTGCTGATGAAGATCAAATGTATGATTATTGTGCTGAAGTAGGAGAAGATGATGTTTTACGCCTTTATCACGCTGTCCCTGATAGTGAAGGTAGTGGTAAATTAGTAATGAGTGAAATTGTATATTATCAGAAAACTAATAATGCTTCGGCTGCTAATAATGGTGACAATAGTTCATTCGCTACAGGTTCTCCTATTCCATCTGCTTCCATTACAGATATTACATTCACAGTTCAAAATGAACAAGTAATCGTTAGTGCTTCAGGTAAAATAGTAGTGCGTCCTAATAAAACTACTTCGGCATCATTTAAGGATCAAGTCCCTAAACCCCTGAATCAAAACTGCTGGAAAATGTATCCTACTATGGGACTTTGGGATAATACTGATACTATGGATATTAATGCGTATCATTGTAGGACAAATTCAACTATGTTTAATAATATTCTCCCGAATAACTGGGCGTTCAAATCTTGTATTCATGCTGATATGGATACTGTATTTACAGAAGCATTAAATCGTGATACAGATCAATATGTTGTAAATCGTCCTTGGACAGGTGCTAAGAATTGGTCGAGAACTTTAGATTTTAGGGATGTTATGAAATCATTTGCCGATTATGAAGAACAATCAAATCCACCTCATACATCTGCTACAATGGCTTCTTATTTCAAATTAAATAGTTCTCTGATGCAATCATATGAACCTCTTATCATATGTGGAAAATCTGAAAGATATACACAAAAAATAATTCAAGAATGGACACCGAATAGTATGAATGTATTAGGGTTTGCTCCTTTTGCTGTTGCTCCCATTGAAGATAGCACTACACCTACCACAGGTCAAGCATCATTCACATCTACTACTCGCCCTTCTATGACTTCAGAAAATTCTACATTTATAAGAGTTCCTACTCTTAATCATAAAACCTTAAATTTTGGTACTGGTAATCCATCAAAAATTTTATTTCAGGTTCCACGATTTGATAATTCAGGTGCTGAAACAGGAGCATTATTCTTTCAAAATCCTGATAAAACCTACATAGATTTAAATAATCCTACTGATTTTACACTTACAGATTTAGATGTTCATTTTGTAAGGAAGGATGAAACATTCGCTAAAGATTTAACTGGTAGTAGCGAGGTCGTGTTCCACATACGCTCTAAGGCAAAAATGTAATTTAAAGATAAATTATGAAATACTACTAATATGAAAGGTTTAATTTATGAAATATCATTTGATGATAAAATTTATATCGGTTCAACTATTCAGAAAATTAATGAAAGGGTAAATACTCATCATAGAGCATTCACTAAATATGGATTTGATTATCAAAATAGTAATATTGAAATTTTAGAAGAATGTGAAGTAGATTCACAATCAGAATTATTTAAGATTGAAGGAAAATATATAGATGCTTGTGAATGTGTTAATATAAGTGAATCAATTGGTTTAGGTTCAGATAAAAAAACATATGATAAACAGAGATATTTAAAATTACAAGATAAATATAAAATGAATACAATAAAAAATTACTATGAAAATCATACATTAAATAAACAAAAGAAGAAGGATAAATATAATTATGTATGTTCGTGGGGAGGTGATCCACGATATAATAATAATCTTCTTTCAATTAAATTATAAATATTAAAATTCTATCTTTTCTCTATCTTTTATTTTGTTTATCATATTATAAATGGATAAACTTTTACCGACTATTGAAATTCAGAAACCACCTGAATCAGAACCTGATAATAAATTACCTGAAACAGATAATATGGATTTGATGGATGATATAGTAGCACAGAGTGAAGATAAGCAGGATGAACGTGATATTATTAATATTGAAGAGCGTGAAATACCTGATGAAGATGAAGTATTCAGTGAAAAAACACCTCAAAAAATATCTCCTGTAAATAATATTACAGATGAAGAACCTCAGGGGGAATTTCCCACCGAAAAAAGAACAAAGCGTAAATATGTAAGGAAGGCTCCTATGAGTGATAAACAAAGGGCTCATTTAGCAAAGATGAGAGAGATAGCATCTGAAAAACGTAGATTAGAACGTGAGCGTAAAGCAAAGGAAAAGGAAGAAGCACTAGTAGCAAAGGCAGAAAAGAAGATATTAGAAAAGAAGAAAAAAGAAGAAGATGAATCATTAAAAATTCAAAGAGCAGAGCAAGAAAAGATTAATTATCAACCTAAACCTGAAAAAGTAAATGGATTTACAAAAGAAGATTTAGATAATGCTGTATTATCTGCTATATCTCAATATGATACACTTAGAAAACAGCAAAAAAAAGAGAAACGTGAAGCAGAAAAGAAACGTGCCGAAGAGGATAAGATGAGGGCGACACTAGCAAGAGCAATCAATCCCACGCCTACTACTCCTAATGATCCTTGGAGGGGTTTTTTTACTTAAAAACGATTCATCAAAAAATTATAATGACAAAACAATTGAAAAGATTAAATATTCAACCTGAAGGTATCGCTATAAGACCTATCGCATCATCAGGTCATAGATATGTTAATAAAATTATGAGATGTAATAAAATTTATTATTATGTTTATGTTAAGAAAAGAAACAGAGCAAGAACATTTAGGGTAAAAAAACTTGCTCTTTGTTATAAATTCATAATATTATTAAAAATTAAATCTAATATTATTTAAAAGATGGAAAATTCTACCGCTCCTCAAATATTTCCTGTTAAGGATCCTCCTAAAGAAAAACCTAGGAAAATTACTCATCCTAATCTCCCCGAGCTTCCCTGTATAATGTGCTTGGTTATGCCCACGAAATCGGGTAAGAGCACGATATTGAGTAATATGATTCTTAGAGATGATTTTTATAAAGGAGCAATGGATAATATTACTATAATGAGTAATACAATTGATCAAGATGTCACAAGTAGATTTTTAAGAAAAGCGTGTGATTGTTATACTGGATATGATGATAACGTTTTAGCAGGTATCATAGAGCAACAGAAAACATTTGAAGATGATGAAAGACCTTTCATAGGAATGATTTTTGATGATATTTTAGGTTCAGTAAAAAGGAATAGTTATTTAAATCATCTTGTCACAAGGTCTCGCCATTATGGTGTAGGATTATTAGCAGTATCGGTTCAAAGTTTCAAAGCAGTCGGACCGACCATTAGGAACAATACTAATGCGTTCATATGTGGTAATTTACAGAATATGAGCGAACTAGATAAAATCTCATTAGAATTCAGTGGTATGTTCGGTGGTGATGAAAATTTCAGAAAAATTTATAAAAAAGCAACTGAGGAAAGATATGATTTCTTATATTTAGATTTACAGAGTAATCCTGCTCGTGCTTTTAGAAATTTTGAAACTCAACTAGCTGATGGAGATAAATTACTCTTCGAAGGTGATTCACGAGTTCAGATGCCAGAGTGAAGCATTATTATCATAAAAATATGGATTATCTGAAGTTGTATATATTTTTTTCTTTTCATTGTATATGAGCATTAAATCGTGTATATCTTCTTTAGGGACGTGTCGCTTAAGCATATGATGACCTGTTGTATGAAATACTAATCTACCTTTCCAAGTATCATATATTTTTATATTTTGTTTTTCTATGACTCTATTTTGAATATCATTCATTATATCTAAAAATAATGGATTGTTTTTTACTGAACCCATTACAGCATTATAAGGTTTCTTATCTTTATCATCATTCCAAGATGTAAATATTTGTTTAACATCAGATAATGAATCTAAATTTTGAATAGGATATACATCACAATCTACATACCAACCTCCATATGAATGTAAAATTAAATATCTTATGAAATCACATCTTTGAATATCAAATCTAAACTCTGTCCACAGAGTAATATATTCAGGGTATTTTTCAACGATTAATTCTTCACAATCTTTTAAGTTCCACATTTTATATTCATATTTACTCGCCCAACAAAATCTTTTAGTTTCATCTACACTTTGCCTGAATACATCTATTTCATCTAACTCTTTTCCTTTGAATGCCCAGAATACTTGATGAATAATTTTATTTATCATTTAAAGAAGTTTAGAAATAAATTTACACTTTATAACGTTTGCCAACTTGATGAGTATGATATATATCGTGATGAAAATATGTTCCCCAAGCCTCCCAATACCTTTCTTTTTCATCTTCATAATTTTCTTTCCATCTAGATTTATTCATAACTGTATTGTAAATAAATTCAATAAATCTCTTTTCATTTTTATTTTTTTTAGGTTTAGTTTCACATATTTCAAGCATATTCTTCCTATCACAGATAAATATGCGTTCACTAAAACCGTGACTCTTGATGAAAGGTAATGGATATGAATCATCCATTATCTCGTACCAATGAGTTCCTTCAGGTGGAATATATTTATGTGGAAAACATAAAATCTTAAGATCTTTAACATAGTTCATTTGAATTAAAATTTGTTGTAAATCCATCTTATGAGCGATTACATCATCTTGAATTATAAATAATCTTTCTGCTTCAGATACTCTACATATCTGTTCAATCATTTCTCTAAAATAGATATTTTCACTGAATTCTATCACAGAAAAATCAGGATATTTTTTAGCGATTGTATTTTTATAAGCATCATATTCATCTTTAAATAATCCTTCGCCATTATATCCATCAAATAAGATAAATTTATTCTTGAAATCATAATCTGGAACAGATTCAATACATTTATCAATCATAGTGTAATCTTTGATGATTGCTCCCGCGATAACTAAATCCATTTATAAAAATATCATAAAATAAATAAAATAAAAAATATAATATAAATAATGTCGTTATATGGATATGCCGATGCTCTATCACAAGGGACTGCTTTCAATGCTCGTGTAAAAAATTTTAATGATGGTGTAATCCTCCATAATGAAGAAGCAAGAAAAGAATTCAAAGAAAAAGTTCAACAGAAACAAAATGATATCGCAGATGATAAAAGGCGTGAAGAGGAAGATAGTGCGATATATGGATTTAAGGATGGGACAGGGTTTATAAGCACAGGTATGGGTTTAGTGAAAGGTGGTGCTGGAATTAGAGAGCATGGATTAATGGGGTATGCTTCAAAAGAAATCAGTGATCGTGCGAAAAATATTAAATCTACGGCAAAAGCGATAGTATATGGTGAACCCCAACCTAAATCAACTACATTAGAAGTAGGTGAAGTAGGTGAAGATGGTAGAGTTAATCTCTTTTCTGATGCTGAACAGGCGGGAGCAAATGCAGCCGAAGCAGGTGAAGTAGCGGGAGATGTAGCAAGTGCTACTGAACGTGAAAGTTCAGGATTATTGACATCCGTGATCAAAAAAGGTTTGAAAGTCGCTTCAGTAGGTAAAATAGGTGATGCTGGATTAAGTGCTATATCTGAAATAGGTGGGAAAGCAATCGGAGATTTTAGTGGTGCTTTAGATATCGGTAAAAACATTAAGAATTTAGTGAATGGTTCTGATATATTTGCTGGAGAATCTACTGCGGATAAATTCCAAGAAGCAGGAGCAATCGCTGATGTAGCAGGTATCGCTTTCCCACCCTTAGAAGTTGTAGGAGGTGCTTTAAATTTAACTGGTGGTATTATAGATGCTGTGAATGATATTTCAGGTGATATGGATAAAAAGGATGATGATACTAAAAGACAAGTTCCCGAAGCAAAAATAACTTCAGTTAAAGTATCCCCTGCTTTTCAGAGTATGGGATTAGTCGCATCTCAATTACCTTCCGCTAAAACGCAGATTACAGGAACAGGTAGTTTTTAATTATTATAATTTTAAATTTTTTTGATTGTTCATATTATAAACAAATGAGTTCTTTTTTTGTATCCTCTGATAAAATTAAAGTAGGTCAAACTGATGTATCCGTTCCTAGTGAAAATGGACTTAATTATAAATCTGGTGGTAAGATTGATTTATATATCCCCCCGACATCTAAATTTGTAGATTTATCCCAGTCTCGTTTAAAGATGAATGTATCCTTTGCTTTACCAGCGGAAAGTGCTACATCTGGTTTATTAAGAACACAACTGGACGCACAGACAGGCCTACACTCATTAATCAGATCTATTCGCATATTTTCTGGGCGAAAAACTGCATTATTAGAGGAGATTGAAGGTTATGATATTTTAACTGCTCTAAGATTTGATTATGAAACAAATGATAATTTACGTAGAAAACGTGCTTTAACAGAAGGAACTACTGATTATGATCCTGCGTGTCGTGGAACTTTAGGCACTACTAAAACTATTCAGGGTAATTGTTTCAGTAATCCTTACTTCTCTACTATTACAGGTGATTCTCCTACTTTAACCGCTTCTTTCGGAGCAGCCGATGATAATGAACTTAAAACAGTAAAGGGTGAACTACATTTAAATACAGGACTTTTCCGAAATGAAGCTGTCTTCCCAGCACTCTTAACCGATGGTATATTTATTGAAATTTTACTTCAGGATAAGAAAAGGGTTTTCAGAAAATTAGATAGTGTAGCAAAGGAAAGATCTATTAGATTAAATCCTATGTTTCATTCCCGTAATGGTAGTGAAACTGCTTCTGCTACTAGTGGTTCTTTAGTGAATGGTGGAACTCTGACATCCTTTTATGTGACGCGTGATAATAATAATACTTCTACTAATGTATTCCCTTTTGTTGTAGGTCAAAAATTCACTTTTGTTGATTCTGATAATACAGTAATTAATGCTTCAGTAGGAACTATTACTCAAATTGAAGAAGATACTAATGCTTCAACCGCTCCTGCTAAAATTAAGATTACCACTAGTCAAATTACATCCAATTTAGGATTCACTATCGGTGGAACAAATGCTTCAAAAGTATTTATGGTTGATAGAACACCTGATGAAGCATCTACCTATGATATTGATTATACAGTGAGTGATGTTGAATTAATCGTTAAACAGATCGGAGTTCCAGATGGATATGAAAATAGTATGATGAGTATGATGAAAGAAGGTGGAACTATCAATTATGATTATAGATCTTTTACTAATTACAGATACTCTCAACTTCTCGGCGATAATGTAGCAAATATTAGATTACCTCTTATTGAAAGTCGTGCTACTTCAATCCTATGTGTTCCTACTGATGCTACTAATTATTCAGCAAAAGAAATGTTATCATCCAGTAATACATATGTAGAACATACTGGTCCCGAAGATGTCCTTGTAAATTCGTGTCGTAGTGGTTTAGTAGGTATTTCTGATAATCTTCAAGAATATCAGTTTATATACGATGGTAAGATTAATCCAAGTCGCAAGGTTGATGTATCTAAAATTTCAGCGAAGAATAGTATCTCTCAGCAGTGGTGTATTGAAGCAGAAAAGGGTCTCGCTATGGCGGATATTGAACCTCTTTCATTCAGGCAGTTTCAGAGTAATTTCTTCATAGGCAGAGCATTATCACTCGGTAAAAACGCTGTATATGATGCTCGTGGTAAAGATTTCAATTTACAAGTTGAATATACGGGAGCAGCTCAGACAAAGAATAAACTATGGAATAATTATGTATCCCACCTGCGTCGCCTTGTAATCAAGAATGGTGGATTACAGGTAGTAGTTTAAATTTTTTCAAAGATAGATGAATCTAAATTTTAAATTTTCATTAAATATTTTTTAAGTTTGTTATTTATATAAATAATATGTCGCAAATGAATGTAGAAATCGTGCCTTCCAACGTCACAGCGAATGGATCCATCTCATTCAAGGATGGTAATCCTGTAATTCAATTTATTATCGGTGAACAGGATAGAATGCTTTTAGGTCGTTCTGTAAGATTCACTGGTAAATTTAGAACACTTTTAACGAGTGCTTCTTCTAGCACTTCAGGAACTTCAAATCTTGCTATGAGTGAAAAATTAGGTGTATATTCTACTATTGATACACTCACTATAAAATCTCAAAAAACAGGTCAAACTATTGAAAGTATTAGGCACTATAACAGATTCCTATCCTCTTATCTTCCAGCAGTTAATTCACTTGATGATAATATGACACATTTATATGAAAGTGCTTTAATCCTTCCTTCATATGAAGCACAGACACAGAGTGTTGTAAATATTCCATCTAGTTCATCTACTCAAAATCATTTCTGTGTAAATCTTCCCTGCGGACTTCTATCGGGAGGAAACCCAATACCCCTTATGGCAGAGGCAGTAGGGGGTCTCCTTATAGAACTACATTTAAGTCCTGATTCACAGGTATTCCATACGATGGCGGATGGTGATAGTGCTTCTTATAGTGAATCTCTTTATGAATTTAGTGATGTTTCACTTGTAGCAGAACTCGCTGAACCTGAAGCTGATGTTTTACAACAGATGAAATCACAGCAATCTGGAACATATGAATATAATTCATTAACTTCCTATTATCAAACTATCAATTCAGCGAATGGTATTATAAATTTTCAATTAGGATTAAGTAGAGTATTAGGAGTTTTTGCTAATATTATCCCTGCGTCTCATATTAATAATCTCTTATTTGATGGTCTCGCTACTCTATATCCAACAAATAATGATGGCACTAGTGCTGATATTAAAGAACTATTCTTTACTCGCAATGGTAGCAAATTCCCAATTGATTACAATATTAATACTCTTAATCAAACTGATCCTAAAAACAAGGTAGTAGATTCACAAATCATTTACAATTATATGAATGCTATTGAAAAATTCGCTGATATTACAAGAACTTCTATCGGTCCTGTAAATTCAAGGTTATCAGATGCTACTCGTTTTGATAAAGATTTCGCTAATGGTGGATGTGCTTTCGGTGTAGGTGTCGCATATGATAATATTAGTGATCAAGGTGTAGATTTCAGAAATGTAAATTTTGGTATTAATATGTCTCTTGATTTAACTAGCGATAGCCCTCAGGCGTTCTTTGTTTTTGTTCACGCTAAAAATACTCTTGTATTCGGTCCTCAAGGGATGCAGGTTCTACAATAATTAATTTAAATAATATTTTTTTCTAAATTGATATAAATATGCCGATTGAGTTTGATATAAATAAAATTAAAGATGATTGTAATATTTATTTTGAAACAGGTTTATGGAATGTAAAGGAAGAAGAAACATCATTATGTAAAGCGATGAAGATAAATTTTGATAAATGTTGTTCAGTTGAAATCAATTCAAATTTCATAGATATCGCTAAAAATAAATTTAAAAATGAAATAAAAGAAGGTAAATTAAAATTATTTAATGGTGATAGTAAAAATTTAAAATCATATTTAGATGATTCTAATTTACAGATTAATCGTAATGATAAAATTTTATTCTTTTTAGATTCACACGGTAATGATTGTCCTTTAATGGAAGAATTATCTGCTATTCAGGAACTAGAAAGGAAAGATCATACAATTCTTATAGATGATGTAAGAATTATAAGAGGTTGTATATGGCGTGATAGTAGATATGATAAAAATACATTTGAAGATGTATTAAAAAATAAAATTTTAGAGATTAATCCTAATTATGAATTTACATATTTGAAAGGATATATTGATGATGATGTATTATGTGCGAGAATATCAGAATCACCATTATAAATAATTTTTTTAATTTTAAATTTTTTTAACAATTCATTATATAAATATGGATATGAGTTCTACCCAAAATGCCGATGATTTTGATGGTGAGGTTCAGGAAACTATGGTTGAACGTGAAGCAGTTCCCCCGAATGTTCCTAATCTCTTACGTGTTTCCCCTATGGATACTACAACTGCTACAGATGTAGAAACGAGTATTTTAGATCCAGTCGTTAAAAGTGATACTTTTTGTAGATTTGTTTTCTTAAATAAAGGTATTCTACATAGTCATTCAAAGATTACATTAGCATTAACCGCTCCTGATACTAGTGATCGTTTCTATGCTCCTAATGTAGGTATTCATCAATTAGTATCTCGCTGTGCTTTAAAAATAGGAACTAAAACTATTCAGGAGATTGATGGATATAATTTCTTATCTGCTTACAAGTCTATGTTTATTTCTAATGAACATCAAAAAGAAAGGGAACAGATTCAATCTGCTAGATGTATCTCCCACGAGTTTAGATATGATGATGCTACCGATCTCACTGCGGTAGGTAATAATACTCAGGCATTCTTTTATGGTTTATCAAATGGTAAAGAATATGATAGTGCTACTGGTGCTTCTTTTGTGGCTGCGACACCTGATTTAAAAACGCATGAATATACTAATATTAAAAATAATCCTGTATTCCAGATTGCTTTATCTGAACTATTCCCTATGCTGAAACAGACACAGCTCCCCCTATATATGATGCAGGAACAGGTATCTGTTGAATTACATTTTGATCCTGTAAATGTAAATAGGTGTCAGAGGGGAGGTGGGGTAGGTACTGCGACATATTCAATCAATCAAGATGAATTAAAATTAATCGCAGATTACATATATTATCCTCAAGAAATGATGACTGCTTATGCGAATGCTAATCAAACTATTACTCTTAATCATTTTGATTATCGTCATAGTAAGGTATCTGTATCATCTACTACTGATGATGGGCAAACTCGTATTAGAAATCTAGGTGGTGCTGGTCGTATCGTCACTAAAGTTATTACAGGTCTTCAAACTGATTCTGCTACAAGTGATGATCAACTCACAAATAAATTCTGTAGTATTTCACCTCAAGCAAAATATGTATTCGGTGAAGCACCTGCGGCTGGTAAGCAGAATGGTTCTCTTACAGTGAATGTTAAATACAATGATAGATTTTTATATCCGATTGATGTAGTTAATCCTGCTCGCGAGTTCCACAATACAGCACAGGCAGAAGGTATGGTTCCTTTTATCACTCGTGAAGAGTTCTGTGCCGAAGGAACTGCTCTAACTGATGATGAATTTATGGGCAGTGTTCAAAATTCAGGGGATGATGGTGATGAAACTGGTATATTAGGTCGTTTCAACTGGTTAGCATATCGTCTCAATCGTAATGAAAGAGTAAATACTCGTGGTATTGAATATTTCTACAAGTATGATGGTCTTGGAAATGGTGCTAATTACACTCAAAGGTCTTGGTTAGAACTCGCTAAAATTACAACGATTAGCAATGGTTTCGCTACATCTACATTACTATAATTTTGATTACTAAATTAAAAAAAATAAATTTATTCTTTATATAATATGTCTCAAGGAGGTTATAATCAAACTATTTTACTTGATGCTAATAGGTTATCAAGTGAAGAATATTCAGCGAGTAATCTCGCCGAATCAGATACCGCTATTTTTACAAATAGGGTTTCAAATGGTATTACCATTGATATTGGTGATCAGGTAAGTATTCAATCTGCTCATATCGCTCAAAGAGGTGCTGGTGGTTCAGTTATTCAAATGGATGGTGAAGTCTTAGGTGAAAAAACTATTACTACAACTGAAACTACTAATTCATCGTTTATTGGATTTGAAAAATCAACTGATGAACAGGGATATTCTCCTACTGGATTTGCTTATGAAACATCTTCAAATGAAACACAACAAGTTAAAATGAAAGATAATCAAGCATCAATAGTTATTTCATATTATAAAACTACTAATGGTGAAAATAATATTCCTTTACCGAGAAATTTTGGTTCAGCCTCTATGGGTAATGCTAGTTTTGGAGCAGACCCTGCTGGAGGAGGCACAACGAATGCATCATTTTGGACTGCTAAAGATACGTATGCGAAAGGTTTAAATACATATTATGTGAGTTCTTCACACGTATTTAGTCCTGATTATCACGATCAATCAGCGATTTCTATGATTGATGCGGATTGTAATGTGAGAAAATTAAAACAAGATAATAGTAAATATACAATATTTAAAAGATCTGAAATAGTTTATAGGCAGAGTGAATTATCATCTGCTAGTAATGCTTCATATCTTCAACCTGTTAATACTAAACCTGATCCTGCTTTAGGTGAATACAATAAGATTCTACAAAAAGTTGATCTAAATATCCCAGCAGGTTATAATTCACCTTCTTCAATAGCAAGTGATATAACAAATGAATTAACAAAAACAGAACCTACAATTAAAATTATATCAGATAATCTTACAAGTGTAGTGAATTCAACTATTTATAAAGCGTTTCCCTGTGCTAATTATTATATGTTCAGTGCCTCTGGAAATCAAGATTTTTTTAACGCAAGTCTCGGTATCAGTGGTTCAGCCGCACCTGTAAATGTGGGAACTAATGCTTGTAATACAGCGAATGCTGTAAATTATTTAACAAATTATTCTCACATAGGTTTTAAACGACCTGATTTCGTTGAAAGTGGGAGAGCAGGTTTCCAGTATCATGGGAACAAATTAACAACAAATATAGTAAAGTCAGGTTCTGGAACAGCGATACTCTATACAAATTTTTCATGGAGTGATGCTACTATGATAAAATTAAAGAGATTTTTTGATTCACAGAGATTATATCCTGAACTTTTAGATCACGCTACAGATGCTTCAAATGATTTAAGTAATTATGCTTCAGTTTATCCTAATGCTACTAGTGCTTCTTTAAATGCTTCATTCAGAAAAGAAGCGAGGTTTCTTCATTTAGGTTTATCTGGAAGTGGTAATACTGCTACTGGAACAGATGCTTTAGGTTCAGATATGTATAATATTGCTGATACTACAACAGGCACAACCCCTCCACGAGCAAATGCTTCAGATAATTCATCTATACCTATATTTTTTTATTATAATGAAAGTTCAAGTCATTTAACAGCAGAACAAACTACAGGTGATAGAGATGATAATTTAGCATATGGATTCGCAAGAAAATATACTGATGGTGCTTTCACTTTCATAGCATTGATTACAGAACCTATAGGGGGGATACCTACTGCTTATTTCGGTGAGCAAACTGGAAGTGTTATCGGGATAGATACAAAAATAGGATATGATTATCATTTTAATGGTTATGGGAACGCAGCCATTATGTTAAGTAGTGGATTTCATCCTTTACAATATTATGGACAAATTGAATACACACAGGGAAAGGATATTCGCCAAGTTTATTTAGGAGCAGATAATGCTCTTTTAAATTTTGATAATGTTCAGAGTAGATTTGAATTAAGTAATCTTCACGCCCCTGAAAAAGTAGGTAATTTTTATACTGCTGGTGATCCTAATCCTTCAACAGATGTATTCGCTCCACCTCCTTCATCTCAGGCAAGTCAAGATTGTTTCAAGATAAATAAACAATTAAAATATGATTCATGGTCTCCTGCGATGCATCCCTATTCTGAAATTGATCTTTCAGGTTCAGCTACAGAAGGAACACAAAAAACCTTCATTCCAATGAATATAAATATGATAAAAGGTTTAATATATGATGCTCACGGCGGTATTACAATTGAAGATATGGGGATAGATGAAAAATTCTGGGAAAGATCTATATGGGGTCTTTTAGGTTTTGAATATGGTCAGTTTAATGCTTCAGGTGATATTGATAATATCAAAAACATAAATAATAGATTTACAAATGAAGATTCAAATTCATCTGGAATTACAACGAATGCTGATGTCACAAGTTTAGATGCTCAGCAGTTTCATAGTAATCCATATGGAACAAATATGTTTAATTCAATGTTAGGATCAAATGTAAATTTTTTTAATACTCCTCAAGTTATTAATAAATCAAGTTCCTGGCCTGTTCCTCCCGGAGCACCCGATCACGCTGTAAGTCCTGCTATAGTAATCGCATCAGATAGTAATAAAGTTATAGCAAATCAACTCCCTAGAAAAATTTTAAAAGGATATTTCCTCATAAATAGTGATATATTAGATACAGCAAATTATTATCAACTCTGTAATCCCTTACAAACGATGGCGGTGGTAGGTAAATATAACGCAGCTAATGATTTTATTTCATATGATGGTGGTGGTGCTGTATTTACAGCGACTCGCAAAAAAACCATTACATCCATTAAAACACAGATATTAGATCCTGAAGGAGGCACGGCAAATGTAGGGGATAATTCAGGAGTTATATATCGTATAGATAAGGTGATTAATACAGATTTGAAATTTGCTGAAACTTTAATGGAACAGATGAATTCTAAAAATTAAACGTCAAATATTTTTGACCTCTTTTACTTTCATTCATTTTCATTTGTTTTAATTTAATCTCTCTCAAATATATTTTTTCATTTATTTCAAAAGGTCAAATATATTTTACCTTTATTTATTTGATTTTCATTTTAGATCAGGGTTTTGATGAATCCTCATCTAAAATTTCAAAAAAAGAACTTAATATTATTCTTTAAATACGAGATTTGATTTTTTTTTAAATTTACTCGCCTTTAATTTTTTTCAAACATAAATTAAATTGAA